ACACGTCAGCCAAACCCGGCTACGACGTTGAGAAGGGTGCCATCGATAACCAGCAGAAATTCGAGGCCGGGGCCGCCAAGCCTGGGGCCATCAACGTGTTCGTGGACGGTGCGCTTCAGCAGGGCAGGGTGCAGCGCCGCGAGGCCACGGGCCTGCCGCCTGATCTTGCCAATCTGCTCCAGTACGCCAACGAGTCAATGCAGAATGTGTCCGGCGTCAATGCCGAACTGCTCGGCATGGCTGACCGCGAACAGGCAGGCGTTCTGGAGTATCAGCGCAAGCAGAGCGCGGTGACGCTGCTGGCCCCGCTGTTCGACAGTTTCCGCCGCTACCGCAAGATGGCGGGCCGCTGCTGGCTGTATTTCATGCAGAATTACCTGACGGACGGGCGTCTGATCCGCATCACCAAGGACACGGGCGGCCAGATGAACGTGCCCTTCCAGATGGGTCCGGTGCCCAATCCGGCGTTTGCGGGCCAGCCTGCGATGATGGGCCAGAGCGCCCCGCCGATGATTGCGCCGAACGCGCCGACAGCGCCCGTTCCCATGCCACAGATGGGGGTGCCCGGTGGACAGTAACGCCCTTTCACAGCAGCCCTACCTGACGTTCTTTTCCGACGAAACCGCCGACTATGACGTGATCGTGGATCAGTCCTCGTCTGCGCCAAACCTCAAGGAAGCGACCTGGGGCGCATTGCAGCCGTTGCTTCCGCTGGTGGCGGAGCGCATGGGGCCGGACGAGATGGCCCTGGTTCTGGAATATTCGCCCATGCCGGAATCGTTTCTTGAGAAGCTCAAAGCCATTCAGGACCAGAAGGCGCAGCAGCCGCCTCCGCCTGACCCCGAGATGGTCAAGATCGAAGCAATGAAGCAGGCCAAGGCCGCTGAGTTGCAGATGAAGCAGCAGGAAACCGCTGTGGACGTGCAGATGGAGCAGCAGAAGACCGCCGCCCAGTTGCAACTGGAACAAACCAAGGCCGCCGCGCAAATCCAGTTGGAGCGCGAGAAGGCCGAGGCCCAGGTGATGATCGAACAGCAGAAGGCGGCGCTTGAGCAGGACAAGTTCCGCATCCAGTTGGCGATGGAACGCGAAAAGATGGCGTTTGAGCAGGAGCGGTCCAAGTCCGAGGCATCGCTCAAGCACCGCGCCATGACGCATGAACTGCGGCTCAAGACGGGCTTGGCCAAGGCAGGCATGAGGAAACCCGCAGACGGCGAGGAACCCGGCGAGATGGAAGAAGATGATGACCTCTTTGGCAACAAGGCGGTTGCCGACGCGCTCTCGCAGATGTCGCAGGCCATTGCCATGCTGGCGCAGTCGCAGGCGCAACTGGCGCAGTCGCAGGCTGAGTCCAACCGCGCGATGGCCGAGAGCGTGGCGCAGATGGGGGCCGACCTCAAGAGCGCGATGACCAAGCCGAAGCAGATCGTGCGCGGGCCGGATGGCCGTGCGGTCGGGGTGCAGTAAGCGATGGCAATTTCGCTCACCCATACGACAGTAGCGGTTGGGACCGACGCCGGGAACGGCGAGATTGCCAAGACGCAATGGAACGAAAACCACACGCTGACGATTGGCACGGGCAAGCTCATCGGTCGCACCACGGCAGGCACGGGTGCTGCTGAGGAGATCAGCGCAGGCTCTGGCCTTACGCTGTCGGGCGGTTCGCTTGCGGTGGCCGACAACGCGAGGACTTCGGCGCTGGGCTACACCATTGACGGCGGTGGCGCGGTCATCACCACGGGCATCGCGGGCATGGGGCTGATCGTTCCCTACGCCTGCACCATCGTGGATTGGACGCTGCTCGCTGACACCTCCGGGGCCATCAAGATCGACGTGTGGCGCGACACCTATGCGAATTTCCCGCCGACAGACGCCGACAGCCTGACCAACGGCAATGAACCGCAGATCACGGCTTCGGGCGTCAAGGCGCAGGACACCGACCTGAGCAACTGGACGAGCGTCAGCATCGCTGCGGGCGACATTCTGTATTTCAACGTGGATAGCTGCACCTCCATCACGAAGGCGCTGCTTGTATTCAAGGTGACGAAGACGTGAGCAATGCACTCCGCTATGCAGTCCTCGACGCAACTGGCGTCAAGCTGAACGGCATCCTGGTGGACGACCCCTATCCGCAGTCCTACTGGCCGGGATACGGGCGCTACATCACCTGTGAGTTCGGTGAGCCTGATCCGGTGCCGCCTGCCAACCTTGACATCCGCACGGGCGACAGGCCGTTTTCCTATCTGACGGTACGCCCCACCGCGCGCTTCAACATCGGTGACACGATGAACCTGACCACGGGCGAGATCACGCCCGCACCGCAGCCCGACCCGGTGCCGGAAGAATGAGCACAGACGTTCAAATCTTCACCTCCGGCTCCGGCAACTGGACGAAACCCAGTTGGGCCAAGGTGGTGCGCGTCATCTGCATCGGCGGCGGCGGCGGCGGCGGCGGTGGCGACACGGCGGCCTCGGGCACGGCAGTCTCGGGCGGCGGTGGCGGCGGTGGAGCCTCGCGCTCTGAGCGGCTCTATGATGCGGCTGATCTCGGCAGCACGGAGCCGTACAGCGTAGGTGCAGGCGGCACCGCAGGAACTGCCGGAACAGGTTCCGGTGGTGGCAACGGTGGAGGTGGGGGCAACTCGACTTTCGGCGGCAACGTGATGACCACGGTGCAGACGGGTTACGGTGGCGGAGGTGGGTCTGGTGGTGCAACGGGCCGTGCTTCCGCTGGAGGCGGCGGCGCTGGGCTCTCTGGCGCTGGCAGCAACACCACGGATGCGACAGCAGGAGCGGCTGGTGCAAATGGTGGCATTGTCGGTGCAACGGTTGGCAACGCCGCAACAGCGCAAGCCAATTTGGGCGGCGGCGGCGGCGGAAGCGCGGGCGGCACGGGCGGCGTTGGTAGCGCAGGCGCTGCATCCATTATGGGCGGCGGCGGTGGTGGGGCAGGAGGTGGAAAAACAACCGCCCCAGCCTATTCAGCGGGCGGCGCTGGAGGCCAGTCGCGCGCCGCTTCATTAGACGCCACAGCAGCAACATTTGACGGCGGGCGCGCGCCTCTCGGCTTCTGCGGGTCAGGTGGCGGCGGCGGTGGCGCTAACGCAGTTACAGCCGGAAACGGCGGAAACGGCGGTTTCCCCGGAGGTGGCGCAGGCGGCGGCGGCAGTAGCATCACAGGCGGCACCGCAGGCGCAGGCGGCACAGGAGGGGCGGGCATCGTGATCGTCATTTCGCAATGACCGCAGCGTCCCAGATCAAGGTCACGAAACTCACGAGCGGTTCCGGCACGTTCAGCAAGCAGTCATGGGCGCAGTGGGTGCGGCTGGTGCTGATTGGGGGTGGGGGGAGTGGTGGGGGTGGTGCGAAAGTGCCAAATTCTGGCTCTGGGGGCTCTGGTGGCGGCGGCGGCGGCGTTCTTGACGTTACACTTGCGGCATCACAATTGCACACGACTGAAAATTATTCTGTTGCCGCATCGACAACAGGAGGTTTGGGCCAAACCACAAATACTACTGACGGTTCAGACGGCACGCAGGGCAACTCCACCACATTCACCATCGGCAACGGGGCGACCACGCTGACCGCTTACGGCGGCGGTGGCGGGTATAGAGGGCGCGTTGGCAACAACAACGGTGGCGCTGGTGGCGCAGGCTTGTCCGGTGCAGGGGGTAATGGGGCGGCGACGGTTGCTGGGACCGCAGGCGCTAACAACGGAACTGCCGGGGGCTTTCAAGCGCCGTCCAACAGCGTCTCCATTCAAGGTGGCGGCGCAGGCGGCGGCGGGTCATCTATTATTGCCGCTGGCGCAACCGGGGCATCCTCCCCGTCTGGATGTGCGGGCGGCGCCGCGGGCGGGGGCCGAAATGTTACAGGTCCAGTGTATTATAGCGGCGGCGCAGGCGGAGCCTCACGCGACATCTCGGGCGGCGCCGCCGGAACAGCAGGCGGCACACTCAACGGTACGGCAGGCACCAACAGCATGGGCGCGGCTCCCGGTTCCGGTGGCGGTGGCGGCGCGGCTGACGGCACCGTTGCCAAGGCTGGCAATGGCGGCAACGGCGGCACTCCTGGCGGCGGCGGTGGCGGTGGCGGCGCGGGCGTCAACTCCGTGACCGATGGCGGAGACGGCGGCACAGGCGCACGCGGCGAGATATGGGTCATCGAGTATGAGAGCGACCCGTCTGGCGGCACCACGGGCTACGGGATGATGGCGTGATGGCAGGCATCTTCGACACCGGGATATTCGACACAGGCATCTTTGACCACGCGGCGGTGGCCCCGCCCGGTGTTGTCACCCCGCCCAGTTACGGCGGTGGCGGCGCACGCGGACGGCCTGCCCCGATCTGGTCTGAAGTATCCTGGCTCAAGAAGAAGAAAAAACCCGACAAGGAAGACCTCATCGAAGAGGTGGCCGAGGTTGTCGAACAGGTCGCCCCCGAGGTCAATGAAGAGGAAAGCCGCCTGATTGCAGTGCGGCTTCTGGAACAGATCACATGGGCGCAGTTGCGCCGCCTTCAGACCCTTGAGGCATTTGCCGCCAAGGTCGAGGCCGAACTGGCCGAACTTGATGACGAGGAAGTGCTGCTTCTCGCAGCCTAACATGGAGACCATATGAGCGAAGTCCTCAACAGCCTGAACGTGCCTGAATCGTCCGGTAAGTCCTGGGCGCAGGAGGTGGCCGAAGCCGGGGCGATGGAAGCCCCGCAGAGCGCGCCTGAGCCCGTTTCGGCTGATCCGGCCCCCGAGGCCCCGGCAGCAGCGGACCCCGCTCCAGAGCCCGCACAGGCGCAGGAAACGGCTCCGCAGGAGGATGACCGCCGCGTGCCACTCAAGGCATTGCAGGAAGAGCGTCAGAAGCGCGCCGAATACGAGCGCAAGCTTCAGGAATACGAGCGCCGCATGGCCGAACTGGAGCAGCGCGTGCCCAAGGCCCCGGAGCCCGCAGCGGAACCGGAACCCGACCCCGAGACCGACCCGATTGGCGCTCTCAAGCATGCCCGCGAACAGTTGCGCCGCATGCAGGAGGCCACCGAGCAGCAACAGTACGAAGCCCGCCTTAATCAGGTGGCGTATCAGGCCGCGACACAGTTCAAGGAGCAGGCCCCGGATTATCCCGACGCCTACCGCTACGCCATCAACAGCAGGGCGATGGAACTGGCCGCACTCGGCACGCCGCAGGACGCCATTCCGCAGATTTTGCAGCGCGAGGAACTAAGCCTGATTGATGCCGCCGTGCGGAACAATAGGAACCCGGCAGAGGCGATTTACACATTCGCCAAGGCGCGCGGCTATCAGGGCGCACAGCAGGCAGCACTTGCGCCTGTTGCCCCCGCCCCGGCTCCGCAGCCCGCTCCAGTCAACCCGGCGCTTCAGCAGGCCAAGCGCGAGGTGGCCTCATCCGCCGCCGCTGGTGGCGCTCCCGCCGCAAAGGGCGAGATGAGCGTTAACGACATTGCCAATCTCAAGGGCGCTGCATTCGATGCCGCCTGGAACAAGTTGTTCGGGGGCAACAAGTCCTCGATCTTCCGCGAATAGAAACCCCTAACCCGGTGCCGCCGACCTTACGGGCGTTCTCTCGCTAGTCCCGCGTTACAGGACAGAAGGTGCCGCCAACCTGAAAGGGCGCTTCGCCGCTGACCAGCGTCATTGGTCGGAAATCTCCAACACCACAATTCATAGGTATTGACATGGCGACCACCGATTATCCGGTGAACTCGCCCCTTGCTGTCAAACTGTGGTCGAAGAAGATTGCGCGTGAAGCGTTGCGCGAGACGATGGCCTCCAAGTTCATGGGCACGTCTTCCAACAACCTCATTCAGGTCTTTGACGACACCAGCAAGGGCGCGGGCGACCGTATCCGAGTCCCTCTCCGTATGCAGCTCTCTGGGCGCGGCGTGGGCGAAACCGAGGCACTCGAAGGCAACGAAGAAAGCCTCTCTGTCTACAACGATGACGTGCTGATCAATGACATGGCCCATGCGGTTCGCATGAAAGTCACCATTGACGCCCAGCGCGTTCCGTTCAGCGTCCGCGAGGAGGCCCGTCTGGGCATCCAGGATTGGTATGCTGACCGCGTTGATCAGGCGATTGCCAACCAGCTTACGGGCAACACCGCTCAGTCTGACTCGCTCTACACGGGTCTGAATGCCGCCGTCGCTCCGTCCTCTGGCACTGGCGTTGACCGCCGCTGGATCATCCGTGAGCAGGACACCGAAACGGACCACACCAGCGAAGCCTCGCTCTCGACCTCCGACACCTTCAGCCTTCGTCTGCTGGATCGTGCGGTGTCGATTGCGAAGACCACTTCGCCGCTGATCCGTCCCATCAAGGTGGGTTCGCAGTCCTTCTACGTTTGCTTCCTGCATCCGTTCCAGGTCCGCGATCTCCGCACCCAGACCAACACGGGCGATTGGCTCGACATCCAGAAGGCCGCAATGGCTGGCGGGGATGTCAACGAGAACCCGATCTTCACTGGCGCTCTCGGCGTTTACAACGGTGTCGTTCTTCACGAATGGACCCGTCTGCCGAACGGCGTTGGTGCCAACTCGGCGAACACCCGCCGCGCCGTGTTCTGCGGCGCTCAGTCGGTGTCGCTGGCTTGGGGTCAGGGTTACTCCGAAGCGCCCAAGTATATCGAAGACCTCTTCGATTACGACAGGCAGTTCGGCGTGTCCGTGCAGACCATCATGGGTGCCAAGAAGATGCAGTTCAATGCAAAGGACTTCGGCACCATCGTCCTGTCAACCTTCGCAGCTGCGCCGTAAGGGAGGGGAAACCACATGGCTACCGTAACCTTTACGACCCAGTCGGCTATGGCCGCTGGCTACAAGCCGAACCAGAGCATCACCAAGGTTCAGTCGCTCGTCTCGTCGGCGACTTGGTCTAACGGTGATGTGTACATTCTGAACAACATCAAGCTGCCCCACAGGGCCATCGTGACCGAAGTCAAGGTGAAGGGTTCCGTTGTTGACGGCACCTATCTTCTTGAAATGGGAACGGTTGGCTCGGCTGGTGTGATTGACCTGTTCGGTTCGCGCACCTTCTCTGCCACGGCGGTTCTGGCCCTTACGGATGTGACCACATCTGTCCCTGTCACCATCTCGGTGTCGGACGATGCGGTTGACCGTTTCCAGACCTTCGCCGTCCGCGTGGACGGTGCCGCCACCTCTGGCACGACCTCCGTGTCTCTCCAGTTCGTGGTGTCCTACTACTGCCCGTAAGGGCATCGGGGCGGGGGAGCAAATCTCCCGCCCTTTTCCGATCAACTCATCACTGGAGAACCAATGAACCTCGCGGATGCAATCAAGGCGTTGCAAGACGAACACATGGCTATGACCAAATCGGGTTGCGACGAGCGCGAACGATGGGCATCCTTGGAAGCGAAGTATCTACATTGGCTCAACAGGTTTCCAGACAGGCCGGAACTGCTGTTTCAGCTTGGCACCTACTACCTCCAGCAGGACAAGCGCGGCCTCGCCATCGCGCTCATTGAACGCTCGGTCCATTGCGGGGCGCTCGGCGCTGGCCCGTGGCTCAACATCGCTGCGGCTTACAAGCAAGATCACAACGACCAGAAGGCGCTTGAATACTACAACAAGGCGCTGGCTGAAGCTGAGAAAAACCCGCCCCCCGGCCCGGTCAACACTGACAAGGCGTTCGCGTTGCACGGCATCGGCAGCGTCTATGTCAACGCTGGACAGCCGCAGACGTGCAAGGAATGGTCGCAGAAGGCGCTGG